CAATAAACCAATTGCAATGAAGGTGTTGCCGCATCTGCTTTAATGCCATAACTCAATAAATCTTCTGGCTTAAAGATTTTCACCACTTCGTTTTCCGCCCAGCCAGCGGGGAGTGCTGCCACACCTACGTATAAGCCGCCCCAGCCGTCAGTGTCGGCGGACTGTTTTCCAAGTCCGCCTGTTTGTATATTAATGGTTAAACCCATGTTTTACCCTTTCTTTTCTGGTTGCGCCTTAGCTAAATCGGCGCTGGTTAGCGTGAATGCGTAATCAAACCCATATCGTTCCTGAGCGTGCGCGGCTGCATTTGCGTTCGTATAAAAACACGCGCCGCCTTTTTCCTTTTTCATTACAACAAGCTCTTTTAAGCCGTTGCGCTTAAGGATGCTTTTTGCGGTTTCCACTTCTTTATCCGTTAAGTTCAAAGACGCCTCGCGCCCTTGAACTTCTGCTACAATATTAAGCCCCATGATTAAAATGGATTTTCTACAAGCATTACCACCCCGTTACCGTCTGATCGCTTCTTATCAGCTGTATAACGTTGTTCTACTGCGTACACGTCGCCAAAATATAATGGTGAGTTCATCCATGGGAACACTACCGCTGTACCTTCTGCGCGTCGTACGTTGTTTTCAGTCCAGATCAAACCTGCGGCTACCATATTAGCGCCTACTGCGGCTGTATCTTCGATTTTGGTAAGGTCTGTAAATACAGTTCCTGCACCACCCAGAGCAGTGTACGAATAAGCTACAGAAGCACCACCCCAATCAGCACGGTGCCGAGGGTTTAGTACGATAATATCTAAGATAGTACCAACCTCACCTTTTAACAAACGACTTTCACGGCCTGTTTTTTCAAAATCCACAAATTCAGGAATCGAAAGCAAGTCGTTGTATTGCTCCACTGTAGGTAAGTAGTAAATTTTACCAGATTGAGCACCGTTCAAAATTTGCTGCTTGAAAAATGCGGATTTAACCGCTTTCATATCAGCAAGCACGACTTTTTTAATTGTTCCCGTGCCAGCTACAGTATTCGGGCGTGCACCACCACTAGAGAAAATAACTTGGTTATCACTCCCTTGTGTAGTGTTCACTGTGAGCGCTACTCCTACCTCACCTTGTGCCCACTCTACAGCGGTAAAATTCGCTACACTCTCGCTTAATTCGTTTGCGTGTGACTGCAAAGCGTCTAAGCGTGTGTTATAAGCAACCTCGTCTGTTGTTTCCTGTTGGCTCAAAACAGTAGGTTCAGTATGGAAATATTCCATTGCCCAATCCTTTTTGTTGTTCTTGCGAACTTTTACCGTTTCAACTGGCGCGTTAGCTCCGTTCAATAAGCTGGTAGCATATACACGCCCTTTTGTTACCGTTGGTCCTTCGGCCGCCTCGGCTGTTTGTGTGTTTTCACCACTTGCAGCGAAACCCGCATCATTCTTCGAGTATTTAATAAACGAGTTGTCCGGATAAAGGAATGGCGTAATCTCGCTTGAATATCGAGTGATGCGCGCCTCTGTGGCGTTGCGTACTTTACCCTCTTGCAGGTTAAGCAGCATTTGCATATTGCGTGCTGCAATAGATTCGCTATGTGAGCCAATGCCTACGCCGTGAGCGTTTAAGATACGCTTAAAGTCTTCATTCTTTGAAGCGTTCGCAATTCGGTTTAAAATTTTTCTGCTCATGTCTTATTCTCCTTTCTCGTAAGCTGAAAGCAAAGATAAATATTCAGCTTTGTTTGTTACTTTTAATTGCTCACGCTCGGTTAATGACATTTGAGCAAATGTCTTTTTGTCGCCTGCGCTTGGATCGATACCTTTATTAAGGTCTACACCATTTACCACTGTAGAAGTTGGGAAAGTGGCCTTAAAAGCTTCAAAGTTTGATTTTCCCATGTTAATCAAGAATTCGCGCTGATTTTCTTTCGTCGCGTCTTCTTTAATAAGAAGATCTACGTAATTTACAACCTCTGAACTCTGTAATTCAGCAAGTGACGTTTCCGCCGCTTCTTTTGCGGCTGTTTCGATTGCTAGAGCTTGCGTTAAGCGTTGGTTTTCCGCCCTCGCTTCTGCGGCTCTGTTGGTGATTGCTTCAACTTCTGCCCGTATTGCTTCCTCTGACGCCTCGGGGTTAAGGTTAAGCATCTTTGCTAATCCCTTCATATTTCTATCTGATTTATGCCCCGTCTCGGGCGTTATT